AAATAAAAATGCTAATGGTGCCAAGCTGGGCGGGTCGCACCCACCACATCCCAATCACCTGACGCCACCGACGCCGCGTCGTCCGGAGCGTGGGCCTGCGCCACGCTGGGTGAAATGGCCGGTGGAATCTGCAGCAAAAACGCCGGTGCATGTGTGTAGCAGTAGACGTTAAAGTCTTCACCAGCGGCAGTCATAATGTCCACCGTCGCGGCAGACATTGAACCGGTCCCCGACGATATCGTAAGCGGGAAGGTAACCTCGGCGTTGCGCTTCCCAGACTCTTCAACGGCAGCGTCATAATAAAACCCCTCTCGGGGGTTAAAAGCCCGCAAGCAAGACACGAACGGAAACTCCACATCCAAAGTAGCTTGCGCCCCTGACTTGTTGCTGGCTCCGTCACCGATCTGTCCACCGCGGTCGAAGCGGCGCCACAAGGCTGCCTCACGCCCACGGTCGCTGCCCGCAGAAGCAGCGGGATTAATACGGAGCCCAGGCAAAAAGGTCAGGCGGTTGATGACGCGGTCGCTGTAGCGGGAAATAGCGGCGCCGGAAGTCGCGCACCCCCCCGCACCAGTGGGGCTCCCCGCCGAATTGGCAACCACAACTTTCCAACGGATAGAACCGCGGGCCAACGAAAAGGCCTTGGAAATATACGTATGGAAGCCCAGAGAAGTATAGTTGATGGGCTCACCACTAGGTGTCAAATCCAACCCTTGGTTCGGGTCCATGGAATATCCTGGAACAGGAAGCCAAATAGGCAACCGCAGCGCGACTAGCGCTGTTGTGATACCCGTCCAACCTTGTGCAGTGACCATAGGAGCGTAAACATTGCGTTCATACTCCCCAGTGTAACGCTTCACCAACTGACGTAAAGAGGCTATAGCATCCCCGCCCGTAACATCATACGACTGGGGCGTATAGGGCTGAGCCGCATCGTCTGTCGACAGCGGCGTATACAAGCCGCTAGATGACCGCAGAGCGTACAAGTCGGGGTCGAAAAGCACCAGATCCTTGGCGCACAGCTCCACTATGACCACAACAGGCGAATTGTCCACCAAAGCAGTGAGAGGACTCAGAACCTCGCAAACGATGATGCCATTAGTGTAATTGGTGGTAACCTGGTTCACTATAGCATCAAAATCGGCAGGCGCGCTTGAATATCCAGCTATGACGGGCGTAGAACGCGCTGCCATGTCCCGCACATTCTGCCAGGGGACATCCACCACAACGGATGTGGAGGTGGCAAGGTCCAAAATGACCGAATTGGTCAAGTTAATAGGCCCATTAGGGTTGAGGGCGCGTACCTCGGTATAGGGATCGTAGTAGATACGCAACCGACCCTTGTGGTAGGGAGAACCCACCACGGTGAACTTATAGCTCATCGTGCACCGCCAATACCGAGCAGTCAGAGCCGCAAACGCGCAGGGGGTCAAGCAAACATGCTCAACCGGACTGTACCCAAGTGGGGCTGAGGACGTGGGAGCCTTAGTATACCAACTAACGCTGGTCAAGATGGGCGTCACCAAAGAGCCAAAGACGAACCCACCCATGTACTGCTGTTGCGTCCATTCGGA